TTAAATCCGTTTGTCGAAAGTCGCATATTTTTCGATCTGCGGCACCCTGCGTTTAATCCCTGTTTGGAGGTTGTTTAAACAGCGTTCTAAGGTCCTCCGCATGGCCGGAATGATCTCCTGCTCATAGAACACTCTCGGCCGCAGGTCGTAGTCGATCCGCACGATCTCCTGTTCGCAGATATCGCCCGTATCGAGTCCACTGTCGGCCCAGAACCATGTGGCCGCCGTTATCGGTTCCTTGCGTCTGTATGCCCACCGGATCGATGACGCGCCCCGGCCGTAAGGAAGTGGTGACGGGTGAAATATCAATGTTCCCAGCCTCGGTTCGGCCAGCTCCTCGTCCCCGACCTTTTCGGTCAGGAGCGGTGCAATGGCCACGTCAACGAAAAAACAGGTTTCAGTCCATACGGTCAGCCCCATCTCCTTAACTACTTGCTCAGCCTCTTTATAGGCCAGCGTGTCCTTCTGTCCCAATATCCTAACAACCATTATCCCCTATATATTTAAATGCCTGTACGGCCCGGAAATGGCCGCCATAACCGCAGTTCGCTCGACTTGTGCAGCCTTTTTTCTGAGACGACTTTGCCATTGAATTGTGGGATTTGGTTTTGTTGGCCCCGTACAGACTTGCGGCGGTCTGTACCCACTTCCGAGAGTGCCGGAGAGCTCCGCACAATTGCGGATGCGACGTATGGAAAAACACCGGGAACCGCTTACCGCATCGGCCGCACCCCTGCAGATGGTAATTGCATACGGCGGCCAGAAACTTCGTGCCGACACCGATTCCCTGCCATTCGGGCATGACCACCAACCGCGTGGCCCGATAAGCTCCAGCCGTAAATAGCGGAGCAACGGCCAGGTGACAAACCGGTTCTCCATTGATGAAACCGACAAAATACTCGGCGGCTACCGGAGCCGGAAGGTCTAAATAATAATGCTGCTTAAACAGTCGGGGGAATACAGTTCCCCGGACTTTATGAATTTGAAGTTCGAGCGGCGGGCGGCGTTGAAGGCAGTCCCGGTTGTAAAACCGGGCCTCCGCCGTATCGTACACCCAATCGGGTTGCAGCCATTCGATGATGTCGTAATGACAGGATAAAAGGACGATTTGCCCTGTACCACGCCGCCAGGTCTTGGCGAACGCCGCCGCGCCCACTTTTGCGATCTGCCGGTCGATTACGGAGGTGAACTCATCGACGACGGCGTGTTCCGGCCGTTCGCAGACCAGCCGGGCCAACCCGGCGCGGAACTTTTCGCCGTTGCTCAACACATGGAAAGGCCTCAGCCATGCGGGAACGTCTCCCAACCCTACGGCCGAGAGTGCCCCGGTTACGGCATTGAAATCCCCGTTCGGGGCTATGCAGTCTACGATGGGTTTCGACTTGTCCCAGTCTGCATAAAGGTCATAAATAGGCTTCCGGAAAATACGGCTGCCGATACTGGTCTTACCGCTGCCAGAAGGGCCTACGATAAGGCCGATTTTCCACTCCATGTCCTCGATAGGGAGTTCGGCCGTGCGCTCCCAGTTGCAACCGTTTTCGGCATTGAAAAGACTTTTTACCCGCGCAGCCCGGTAGCTATCGAAATCACTGCAACGGTGTTTTACCTCGATTCTCATACCGTCACGACTTTAAGGGTCAGACCTTCGGCACGGAGACGTTCGTAAATCTCCTGCTGTTCTTTTTCATCTTTGCAGATGACGATCACGCCATACTGCTCCTTGTAGTTAAATGCCATTCAAATGTTGTTTTAAAGTGAAGAATATCTATCTTTGTCGCATCTCACTCACATACAGCAACACAAAACGCCAATCCGCGACCAAAGGTTTAGCCCTCGGTTGTGCGGATTGGCGCATGCTTGCGTAAGTATGTGGGTGAGATCTCTACTTACGGCCGGGGGCTTTCTTCATCCCCCTTGGATCATTATTTATCGAATCATTGAAATACTTTTGCGGTGGTGACGTGTCGGCGATCGGAGCCATGCGTGTTGCTTCATGGTCGACGACCGACGGGCCGATCGGTTTGTATTTCGTCCGGGCGAAAATTCCCCCGAGTTATGATCCGATCATTACAATGGCCCACATGATGAGTGCCCCGGCCATCACAGGTACAAAGTCTTTCCAGAACTTCGGTTTCACGTAGTTGCCGATCTTGTCCTTGTACTCCTTGCCGGATGTCTGTTTGTAACCGGCCCACGCAATCGCAACGATCAGCGCCGGAAAGAACGAGAACACGGCCATGTTCAGGATTACTCCGCAGATTGCAGTCACCATCATCCCGATGATGATCTGCCAAAGGTTTTCTTTGGTCATAATGTTTGAAAAGGTTGATTGTTATTTGGTGTAAATTGCAAATACTTCATAGGTTGTTGGAGTTGTACCGCCCATAGCCGTCCAGTGCTCTATACTCAGGTTATTTGTTGCACCTTTTTTATAAATGAAGGATGATTTAAATATGTCTTCACCCGTTGTCCTATTCCATACGCTACCACCAATAGGATAGTTATAATCTCCCAATTTAACATCTCCATAAAGGGATAAGAAGGCTGAAATATCGAATTGTGATGTTACCGTAGTATTAAAACCACTACCGAAAGACCCCGTCCACCGCTGCGCATAAACTTGTTTTCCGTTATACTTCCATCCTGAAATCGCAACTTCTCCGGAAACAGGGATATTCAATCTACCGCCTGAAAGTCCATCCAGCTTGGTTTTATCCGCCGCCGACATCAGCCCTGCTTTGGAAGTGGTCGCATTGCCGAGGTTGCTGGAATCGTAAATCATGTAGTTTTCAGCCACTCCTTCTGCCCCCCTGTATATTGAATCCGGAGAGACCAAAATCAAACGCCTACTTCCTGTTCCGATAGCTGTAACATATCTTGCATTAGGTGTATCATATAACACACCAGCAATATTACCTCCATCGGAACCCCTTAGAGACCTGCCATTCGATCCAAAAGTGATATCACCTTCCATATTTTTATTGCCCGACAACGGCAGATAGTCATTTGGATTGAAGTTGCCAGAGTCCCAAACGGTATATGTACCATTGGCATCATGTCTATATATAGGAATACCCTTAGGGGTTATGATACCGGTTTTTAGGGTGGTATTTCCGAGGGCTACGCGTATTCCGTCGCCTATAATATCAAGCAGCCCGACAACGCTCCTACCGGCAGCATCCCGTACGGCAACTCCGTCTTTCAATTGGAAATCTCCCGTAATCATTTTATTACCTGACAACGGCAGATAATTACCCGGGTTGAAATTCGAGGAATCTAAAATTTGCACCCAAGCAGACCACGTTGTACCGTTCCGCCCCCGGGTCCACCACTTGTCGCCTGCATAGCAAAACTGCTTTCGGAAATCCGGATTATTCCCGTAGGCAATCGTAAACCCGTTCGACCAGCTATCGGCAACCGGAGCGTTCGCCGCGTTGTGTGCGCCGACGAAAAAGGCATTGTTCGGGGCGTTGTTCAGATCCGAGAGCTGGGTAGCATTCAATCCGAACTTGTCGTCCGGATTAAAGGTTGCAGAATTCCATACTTTAACCCAGTTAGACCATGCCGTATAACTTAGTTTATACCTACATGATAAAATCATATTTACATTTCCTGATTCATAACCTACTGCAAATTGCACTGCATTTACAGTATTATTTGGAGCATGTGTTACAAACACACTACCTCTATCAAAAGGAGAATTCAATGCGTCTATATCAAAAGTGTAAACACCGTCAGACAAAGCATTGTTTAAATCTGTAGCTTCACCTCTGTTAGTGAAATAAGATTCAGCCAGTTTTGCGGCGGTCACGGCACCGTCGGCGATTTTTGCGGTGGTCACTTTTCCTGCGCCGATAGTCGGATTAGGATAGGTCCCGGCCAAATCACCACCGGCAGAACCGGACGGAGGCAGGGATGAAGGCTTATCCGGCAGGCTGGCGAAGGTCGTACCGTGCGGATTTCCGCTTTTGATCTGCGAATGATCGTAAGCCGCTTTTCCCCGGTCGCCCCGGTAAGCCGTGGCCGAGGTTTCGCCCAACGCGAGGGAGGGACTGATCTCTACATATCCGGAGCCGGTCCAGCGATAAGTAAGATTGGTATCTGTGGCTACATAGATTTTCCCTGCTTCCCCAGTTGCGGGAAAACCGGAACGGGAGGGGTATTCCTGCACGTCATCGACATAGGACGGAAGTTGCGATGCCGGTACGTGACCCGTATCGTCCAATTCGGCCACACCGCCGGGCTGTCCGATCACGGCCTTGTCGATCTTCGTTTCGTCCAGTTCGTCCAGCCGGTCGTAAATCGTTCCGAACTTCTCCTCCGAATATTGTTCGTGCGTGTTCAACTGGTCCTCGAGCTCGGCGGTTTTCTGCTCGAGGAGTTTGCCGTCGGCATCCGGGTACTTGCCGTTGAGCTGGTCGGTCAGGCCCTCGACAGAGCTGGGTGCGATCTTATCCTCCTTATGCAAAAAACTGTCAAGCCAGTCGTGGAATTGCTCCTGAGTGGGGTACAGGCCCCGTTTGAACCATGCTTTTAGTTGTGCGATGCTGCGAATTGCCATTGTAGTTTTCTCTAAGGTTGGTTGTTATTTGATGCGCATGATGTAGGCGAGCGTGTAGTAAGGCGGACGGTTCTCGTGCGCTTTCCCGCCGCCCGTCGCGTCGGTTTTCCCGTCCCCGGAGTTGAGCTCGTTGGCCTTGCCGCCTCCGGTAAAGCGCGTACCGCTGTGCTGCAGGAACAGTCCGTGCGTGTGCGACGGCATTTCCTCTACGGTCAGAGCGTGCGTCTTCTCTCCGCCGCTTCGGGCCACGGCGTTATAATCGTTATCGTTGGGGTTATACCCGACGATGAATCGTCCCCGGAGATCGGGCAGACAGAAGGTCGAACCGGACACGCCGCCGTGCAAGTTACCCAACACGGCATACAGTTCCGGGTACTCCTCCACGGGCAGCGTACTGCCGTCGCAGAGACGGTATCTGTCGGTCGGGATTTTCCCGATGTTGCCGGCCCACATCTGTACGACCCCCAGCGGGACCGTTTCCAGTTGTGCGATCTGATCCCCCAGCGCTTGATTGTCTTCATCGAGCTGGGCGGGCGTCTTGAAGGTCTTGAACGATCCCCAGTCGTAGTTCTCACTGCCTATGCCGGGAGCGAGCGACCGGGTCACATACGCCTGCGGATATTCGTACCCTTGTGCGGTGACGCCGGTTACCTCCTCTTTGAGATACATGCCCCCCGCGACATTTCCGCCCTCCCAGTAGAGTACTTCCCCCTCGGGGTGCGCCTGAGTGCGGAGGAACACGTATCCGGCAGCGCGGCGCGTTCCGCCTTCCTCGGGTTCGCATCCCAACAGGATCGCTTTGTCCCCGGCGATATTGCCGAGGATGGAGATGATATGCATGTTGGTCTGCAGGGCGTCGAAGGTTTCACAATCGAGTGGGAAATCTTTGTTCGGCTGCAATAAATAGCGTCCGTATACCTGTTTCATACTATGCGAATGTTATTGAAAATCGTTTTGATGCGAGTTTGTACTGGTTGACGACGGCCCTGATCCGATCCGTATCGACTTCGCCGTAAAGGGCCAAAGGCACATTCACCCAAAAGTCGTAGGCGGACACGCCACTGAATCCTCTGCGGTTGACGATCAGCACCCGGCCGCTTTCCCGGCGAGGAAGCAGCTTCTCGAGATTCTCGTCCCGGCGGTGGACCGTGATAAACCCGATGTTGTCCACCGTATCGGAAACGGTGATGCGCCGCAGTCCCGGATCGAACATATCGTTCAATACGGCCCGCAGGTAGCACACCTGCCCGTTATTGTTGAGCCGGTAGTCGGTATCTTGCTTCCATCGGATGAAGCGCACGTATAGGTACTGTACCGGGATCACCGAGGCATAGGCCACTGCGGCGATGAGCGGTCGCCGCAGGAAGGTCGGCAGCAGCAGAAGGGCCAACCGTTTGAACTTTACATCGTATTTACTCATCGTAAGCCTTCATGGTCAGTTTCACATCCTGCATCACGAAATACCCGGCTGCGGGAACCGTCCGCGCATCGATGGCCGTCGTGATGCTTTCGCCGGCGGGCGAGGTCGAAGCGCCTTTGAACTCGACGATCTTCACCCCCTCGACCTTTTGCAGCTCGTCCACGAGTGCCATGTTCGTATATTCGCCGTTGAAGGGCAGATTTTCGATATACTCCCGGATCGCTTCCCGGCAGGCGGTCTCGACCGTCTGGGCGACCAGCATCGGATCGTAGTAAATGTCGACTTCGCAGTTGAAACGGTCCGGATCGGCATTCACCAGAGCAGGGCGTACTCCGGCGTCTTTGATCTCGGCAATGTAGGCCGCCAGTTGCCGTTCGGTTTCGGTGTCGAGCTTGCAGCGACGGCCGCCCTCTTCGCCCGCGACCTTGATCGTCAGCAGCGAGGCGTCCTCGCTTTCGGATGCTACGGCGTGCTTGACGACTTTCGCCGCCGCGATGGCATCCTCGCTCATGCCCGTCGTGTCGTAACGGTCCGTGTCGGGGATCAGCACATGGTCCTTCATGAAGTCCAGCACCTTGTCCCGGTACCACTTCGGACGGTGAGGAATGATCTCGTCGATACGGGCATCCACCTCCGTGCGGTAGCTGTCGAAAAGTTTTTCCAACGTCCACGCGGCTACGGCGAAAACGTAGAACAGGATGCCAAGAATGGATACCTTACTGAAATGCGCCGTGAAACTGTCTCCCGGTGTGAATCCGAACGACTCCGCGACATACTCGTTCCGCATGAATTCGGCGGTAATGTCCTTTTTGATCTCTTCAATTGTCCGTGCCATCAGCTTACAACAAAATCTACTTCGATTCCCATATATCCGATCCCGCCGTAAGGAGCCATCTCTATGTCCTCGGGGGAGGGTGCTGTCGCAGGCTTTACTCCATCCGCTGCCAATTCCTGCGCTACGGTTTCCGAGGAAGGAGTTGTCACGGGGATATCGAGCGTCTGCCCGGTTTGAAGTTCGTCCGTCAGTGCAAGATCGTTGCGTTCGGCGATCTCGAACGCCGATTCGACATTACCGCACTCCTGCACGGCAACGTCCAGTAAGGTCTGGTTATTTCGTACTGTACTCTGCATCGACTGTCAGTTTTTGGGTTGTCATATCTATTTCCACTTCGTTCACCTGCATGCCGTCTGTCCTTAATTGTTCGATGATTTCACGGGTCCATCCGGTAGTTTCGTGATCATTGACGATATTCGCAATACCGACACCGAGGGTCGGGTACTCCTTCGATTCTCCTTTCATCATCTGAAGGATAGTTGCTTGATTTTGGACCGTTACTTCTCCGATTTGCAGCCCCTGCGCATAGATTCCTTGGTTATTTTTTCGGGTGTCGATCTGCAGGTCGCCCGTATCGGGATCGATCAGTATGTCGATATTCTTTGGCATTGTCAATGCGTTGCTTTTTTGTCTTCCAGTTCTTCGATAGTAATGGCTGCGGCGGCCATCTGTTCGGAAAAGATACCCGCTCCTGTGGGGCCGCTGGCTGCCGCACCCGCTCCGACTCCGGAAAGTCCTGCAGCGACAGCCTGCTGCATCGTCGCACAATAGCGCTGGATACTCTCCAGCGAACGGCGTAACGCTGCGGCCAATACCAGTCCGCCCTGCTCCCCTCCGTTGATCTCTACACCTTCGGAGGTGACCTTCACACGCATTTCCCCCACCGAGGCAGAAACGGAAGTCCCGTCCGCTTCAAAAACGGTATCCCCGTGATGATATGTCAGAGAATCGATCTCCGAATAACCGACCACAGCGCATTCGCGTAGCTCGCCGCACGAAAGGTCGGCCACCAAAACAATACTTCCGATGGCGGGTTTTAATAACAAACCCTTACCCGAACCGCCTACGATGGCGGCCAGACGAACATCCGGCAGTTCCAATTCGCCTAATCGTGCCCGACAGGTATCGCCGTCAACAGACACGACCTCCATCGGTTGGAACAGGAATAGGGGGCGTTCCGTACCCGTGACCTGTTGCAGCAATTGTTTTATCTTCGATGCGTTATCCATTTCCCTCGATACGTTTTCCGATAGTGACGACCCGGCTCGCTCCCTTATCGCAAAAGGTCGTTTCGACACTCAACACGTAATAACTTCCGTTTTTGTATTCATACTCCCCGTCGCGTATTTCAGCCAGCCAGGTCGGCTCGACGTAGGGTTCGAGCCATCCCGTGAACGAACCCTCATAGCCAGTATAGGCCCGAACCTTCAGCTCTTCGTCGGCCCGTTGTTCGAGCGATTTCCGGTCGGATACCCCCGGTAACTTGAGCGTGAACTTGTCGCCGCCCGTCGTACCGCGTTCGATGCGGATCGTCTTGCCTTGAGCATCCGTACCTTCGACCACGGCAAGGAATTTCCGCTTTGTTGCATCCCTGTATTTCAGATCGGACTTTTCGATGTTCACGGCGAAGTCATAGACCACTTTCCCTCCTATTTGGGCATATTGCGGATGAACGTGCAGGGTTTTCCCCCGCAGGTAGATATTGGCTTTGGTTTCGCTCTGCACTTTGCGTAATACGTCGTAACCTGTCGCCGCATGGATGGTGAAACTGTCATACGTGAAGTCGTAGTCGCACTCTACTTCATAACTTCCGACTTCTTGCGCTACCGATGTCAACAGCGCCTTCACCGTTATATTTTTCAGGACCCGGTCTTTGAGGTCCTTGCGGAATTTGTATAGCTCATCCTCACAACGGATGTGAACGGAATCGTTGTCGGTGGCTATCTCGTTGACATATCCAGCGAACTCTTCGCGCAGTACTTGGTCGTATCCCAAAAGGATTCGGACTGCATCGCCTTCGGCAATCTTACCTTCGATCTCCAGCGTCCTGTTGAAAAGCGTTCCCGGCAGCGTGATATCGGCGGTGTCTGCCAGATTTTCGACACTGCATTTGATCGCAGCCTTTTCGAGTGCCGTCAGTCGATACTTTCCAATCACTATGTCGAAGTTCATCGAATACATTTCAAACGTCGTTAAACCGGAATGAAAAGCGAGACAGGAAAATCGCTGTATGCCTTGATTTCGAAGTTCTGATTCTGCATGCCTTTCGTGTGCGGAAAGCTGACGCTCTCGATCACAAGGCGTGTAATGCCGAGTAACAGCAGGACTTCATGCTCCACGTCGAGGTGATCCGCCGTATCGAACAGGTCGCGCAGTCGTCGCATACTTTCCGACGGGTATTTGTCCCCGGAAGCGATAAATACGCCCTGAATCGAAATTTCATAGTCGCCCTGACTCCACCGTTCCTTAACCGTTCCCGTGTTTGTGCCTTTGGCTATCGTGCGCCGTACAATTACATTCTTACCGCTGACCGACACCCACGGTTCGAGCGGAAAAGTGAACCAATTCGTCACACCGTCAATCGTGCGTTTGAGCCGTAGGGGCATAACCGAATTTACCGTGCCGGTGGTCGCCATTTCCGCTCGTATCTCATCGGCATCTACATCCCGGATCGTATCGGTATCCTGCAGGAGAAAATACGGGGGAACGGCACCGAGTCCGCCGAGCGCCTGTGTCGTCCGGATACGAAGCGGATTACGCAATCCTTCCGACGAAACGACAACGTCCGGGGTCGCTTTCTTGATATTGAAAAATACCTTACCCATTTTATCGTGCCGTAGAGGCCATTTGCAATAATTGAATCAGTCTGTTTTCCAACTCGCGCTGCATGTCGTCGCGCGAACCCTCGTAGCCTCCCTCGAAGATCAGTTTATCGACCAGCGACCCAAGCGTGATGTGGATCGTCGAGGAACGTTGTCCTCCCGTGGCAATCCCCGAAACGGCTCCGGCCCCGGTAGTGCTACCGGAAGTTCCGCCTCCGGTTCCGGCCGTGTTCGTCGCCAGTTCCCCGCTCATACCGGGCAGGGATGGAGACGCGATCCCTAACGAGGTTTTCAGCTTTGCGGTGACGTCGCCCAGCGATCGTTCGGAATCCCATTTGAGGTGAATGCCATCGAGCGATGCTTTAGCCTTGGCTGCATTATCCGCAACCCGTTTCGCCCCTTCGAGGATCGCCTGCTGGCGGTTCTCGATATCGGTATTGATTCGGGCGATGGCCGCTTGGTTTTCGGCGCTGTCTCCCAGTCCTACGGCTTCTTTGAACTTATACCATCCGAGTTTAATCTTGTCCAACCCGATCATAATACCGTTGATCATCGTGTTGAAATAGAGCTTTACACTTTCGACGAAAGCTAAAAACGAATACTTCATGAATCCTACGATCCCATCCCACAGCGTTCCCCAGCCCTGTACCTTGTAGCAGACGTAACCGATAACGGCGATCAGCCCGATGATTGCGGCGATGATCCACGTCATGGGACACGCCAGCAGCGCGAGGTTCAGTCCGTTCTGTGCTGCGGCCCATGCCCATTTCGCTGTGGTGACGATTCCCGCCCAAAGGACCATTGCCTTGGATTGGAGCGTCACGAGAAACATGGAGGTCGCCAGTATGCCGAGTGCCACCCCTAACACCGTAACGACCGTCACATGCTTTTGCATGAATTCCGAAACCCATCCGATAGCGGATGCCAAGGCATCGATGCCTTTTCCGACAAGGCCGATAATCCACTCCAGAACGGTCATGGCCGGGATGACCAACGGCTCGATAATCCCGTAAAGTTGATACAGTTTATCGCCAGCCAAGCCAAGAAGTGTGGACCACTTGCCCGCGGCCGTCTGTCCCATCTTTTCGGTCATGCCGTAGAATTGGCCCCCGGCCTGTGTCGCCGAATAGAATGCCTGCGTCACCATATCGGCCGAGATCTTGCCTTTCGACATTTCGTCCTTCAGTACACCGATGGATTTACCCGTTTTGCGGGATATCTCCGAAAGCGGATTGAAACCCGCATTGATCATCTGCAGCAAATCTTCGCCCGAGAGTTTTCCCGCCGAAGTCATCTGCGAGAAGGCCAGCGTCAGGGAATTGAGCTTGTTCTTGTCACCCATTGCGATGTCGCCCAATGCCTTCATGTTGGGCATAATCTTGTCCTGTGCGATACCGAATGAAAGCATCATCTTCGCGGCTTCCTGCAGATCGACCGTCATATAAGGCGTGATCATGCCATATTGCCTGATTTCTTCTCGAAGCGCTTCCGATGCTTTCGTATCGCCACGTAGCAGCACGTCGAACGCAACTTGTACTTTTTCCCGTTCGAAACCTGTCTCCAGCGCTTTGAAACCCGCCATACCGGCCATCACGATGGGATTGGTCAGCGTATTGGCAAACGGGATACTGTTGAAGGCATCCGACAGCATGGTTTTGATTTTGCCGCCGTTCACCCTTTCGAGTTGGCGGATTTGCCTCTCAAGAGCTTTGACCTCGATGTTGGTACGGCGTATGGCATTGATGTTGCTGGCCGGAATCCACTCGCGCTCGGCACGCAACGCATCGACACGCTCGCGGAGACTGCCCAGCGAAACCCCGCATTTCTGCATGGTGCTGTTCGCGCTGTTCACCCTCTGCTCGACTTTCGCCCAAACCTCCAATGCCTTGCTGTTGGTGATGTTGATTTTATTCAACTTTCCCGTAACCCGGTCGTTCAGAGAGAGCGTATATTCGATAACATTTGCCATTGTAGTTGATTCTTCGTAACTTTGGTCCTATGGTAACAGGACTTATAGCCATCTGGGTCATCATAGCCGCCGTTTTCTACGTGTTGAAAGCCGCGCGGGTCGTTGTGCCCTATATCCCCAAAGTCCTTGCAGTGCTAATTTGTTTACCCGCGATGCCCTTTGCTGTAGCGTATAAGAACCGTGAGAGGCATCCGTGGCAGGCACGGTTCATCTTCATCGGGTGGTCGCTGCTCTATGCGCTGCTCGTTTTCATCCTCTATATGGAAAGTTAAAAGGCCCGTCCTGCGGGGTTCTTTCCCTCGTGCATGGCAACGGCGCTACTCGCAGAAAGTGACCCGAGGCGAACGCCAACACGGCCATCGATGCTGCCCGTCGCACGAGAGTAAATCTTCCGACAGTCCGAGCCTTGCAGTTGTGGGCCAGCTATTTCTGCCGGATGGCTTCCGCTTCCTGCTTGCGTATCCACAACAGTTCGTTTACTCGCATGGCCCATTCCCAATCCGTGAGGCTATCGGGGTCGATATGGAGGTAATAACGCAGTTGGGTGTCCAGTTTCCGAATCCAGTCACGTCTCTCCGCAGGATCGACCTCGGTAGCCTTTAGAGCTTTTCCAACTCGGCCTCCGCATCGGGGATGATCTTCTCCAGAAGTCCCGACGCGCCCATGAACTTGTCGTCGTCGCGGCGGATCGCTTCGCTGCCGCCCAGCCAGCAGTCGCGCAGCAACGATTCGTTAAACTTCAACGGGTCTTTCTTGCCCGCACTCGATGCGAACGAAAGATCGCGCCGGGTGGGTTTGCGTAGGTAACAGATATGGCCGTCCACTTTGAAGGCGAAAATATCGCCGTGCTGCTCTTTCCATGCGTTGATCTGTTCGGTTGTTGCCTGTCCGATAAGATTCTCCTTTTTATCCATGATGATATGTTTGTTTGTGCCCGGCCGAAGCCGGGCGGTTATTATTTCCTCTCCAAGAAGACGAAAGGCAATTTGAGGTCTTGGAACTTATCTCCTTGGTTAGCTTCGCGGGGGTCTTCCGTGAATTGCACGCCGATCAGTTTATGGATCGTCGGGGCATCGCCTTTCTCCGGATCGCCGTAGGCGACTACGATGTCGAGCTGAATGTCGAGCAACGAGCCTCCCGCGGCGAGTTCCAGTGCCTCGACTTCGGACTGGGTGAGTCCGATTTCTCCGTCATTGCTGATGTTGCCGCTCTGAATGGCCAGAGCTTTGTTGCCCTTGCCGTAGAGAGCCTCCTTTTCTTTCTTGGTCGTGTATTTGATCGAGCGGAAGCCGATCACGTCTCGTCCACCCGCATAGGCGGTGATGTCCTCCCAACCGTATTCTCTGCCGTTAATCATTGTTTTGTCGTTTTATGCGGTTTTGAAGCCGAGTTCCACATCGATGTACTTGGCGTATCCGTTCGGTTTGACGCGCAGCCCGATCTTAACCTGCGAAGTGCCCAGAACGTTCTGATCGTAGTCGATCTTACACTCTACACCCGTGTCGGAGGAGTCCGACGGGTCATTCCCCAGATTGCCGTTGGCGGTCATCTGTGTTTCGATGGCTTGTTCGACGTCGGCCTCGACAGTCGAACACCAAGCGGGAACCAGCGTTCCGGACTTCGATATCGGCACCTCGTCGTTGAGCCACTCGATCAGTCGTGCGTAGGCAATGCGATAGGCTTTGTCGATCACGCGGCGGTTGGTCAGTGATCGGTAATCGTCCTCCGGAGTCGTGGCCAGGTTGTCGTCGGTGATGAAATAACCCGCCTTGCCGACAAAGGTGCGGAAAGTGATATAGCCCTTGTCGTTGATCGTCTCCAGATCGGCCAGTTCGGCGGGATCGTCTCCCACGTAAAGCACCAGCGGCTGAAGTGCGCCGTCGCGCACGCGGCTGATCTTCCTCTGAACGGCCGAGGCGGCAATCCGTCCGGCGACGACACCCATTGCTGCGTTTTTCGATGAAGCCGTGGTGTCGCCGATCACCACTCCGACACGGTTGTACTCCGTTTCGGTGAGGTCTTTGAGTGTGGAAGGACTGCCGGCATAGCCATAGCCCTCGATCAGCGAGAAGATCGGAGCCCGCAGCGTATCCGTAGCCCAATCGCCCAACTGCTGGGCCTTGGGCAGCGCGGTGAAAACATCGGCATCGAGGCCCTCCGTGGTTGTCAGTTCGTAGGCCCCGGCCGGAGTTTTGAACCCGATCAGTCCGCGGATTTTCCCGTTCGATGCTTTGAGCAGGGCTTTTGCCCCCGTCGCGTTGTCTTTGTCGAAGGCATTGGCAAAGGTCTCGCTCTCGGCAAACCCCATCAGCCAAAGTTCCGTTCCGTCTCCCGCCCCGGCGTAGAATTCTTTAATATTGCGGTACAGATTCGGGTTGTTGTCTGATGTCACGCCCAAAGATTCCAGATCGGCGAGCTTGCGAAGCGTGTACGCTTTACCCAGCTTGAACTTGTCCTCGCCGGTCACTTCTTTTGCCCCCAAAGCCACGATGCCGAGGCATCCGTCCGCCATCGCCGCGACCTGTCCCAACGCTCCGTTGGCATAGATGATTCGTATTCCCGGTAACATTTACTTGCGTTTTATGGTGATTACTGCTTTGTCGCGGAGCGTATTCGCATGGTTGCGGGCTTCGGATTCCTTGAAAAAACCGAACCCGTTGGAAGTCATGTAGACGACCGAGGCATCGGGATATACGGCAAAGATTCGTTCGGCCTCGGCTGCCAGGCGGTTTTCAGTCCCCGATTCCCTTTCCGTGCGATTTTCCTTCTTTTCCTCTTTTCGGGCTGCAGCTGCGGCCGTTTTGCGGTCGGCTATCTCCTCCGGGGTGTTGGCGAATGCCGTCGCCGGGGAGGGCGGTTGCTTTTCCCCTCCCGTCTGTTCGGGAGTGGATTCTGGCTGCTGTTCGCAGTTTTCCTCTTTGGCCTGCGTTTGTGCGGTTGCAGGCTGTTCGGCGGATTCGGACTTGGCCGGAGCTTCTCCGACAATCTTTTCGGGTTTATTGTCTTTTGCCATTCGATTGCTGTTTTAACGGTGTTTGAATAATTTGTAAGAGCCATAACCTACGGCCAGCAGCCCGATGATGCACAAGGCGTACCCCCACCATGCAAGGCCCCGCTGTCGTTGTGTGTCGACGGAGGTTTCAGCAGCTTCCTGCCGTGAAATATCCCCGGTTTCTCGGATTTGCTGTCGGGTATGTTCGCCACCGAATGCTGTGTCGGCTCTGATCCGGTGCTCGGTCTGTTGTACACGGCTCGCCTCGCATATAGAATCCGTAAGGCGTTGCCGCTGGATCGTCTCCCGTCGAAGGGGGGGCTTCCCGGTCAGTGTATCGACCGGACGATTCGTGTCGTACTCCCGCGTAATGGTTTCGATCTCCTGTCCGATGATCCGGTTCCGCACCCGCTCGCTGTCGAGCCGCCGGAGTAATTCTTCACATAAGGCCCGAAAAAATAGGCTGTCGCGGGTTGAGAACTCCTGACGGATTGCCATCTCCCGGATGTCTCGTTGTTCGCGGCTCCGTACCGCTGTCGTCCGGAGAGAGGGTGCACAGGCACAGAACAACGACACGGTGAGAAGTAATGCGAAAATTTGCGACCGTATCATACCGGATATTTTACGAACAGGTCCCAACCGGCCCGGACTTCATCCATCTGTGCGGGTGTTCCGTTCTCCACGCGGCTCATGGCCGCAACAATAGGGATCATCGTATTCCCGTTCCGGGTATCGAGCGCCTCGTCGGGCGACACCTGAGCCTGCGTAGCTACGGCCCGGATGTAGTTCTCCGTATGGTTCTCCGTAGGCGGTGCATAGCGCGAGATCATCTCCCGCAAGGTGCGGCATCCGTTACGTACCCGGTAGGTGTGGAGCAGTACGAACATCGCCCGATAACCCCACGGCATCGACTCGAACGCTTTAAAGGCCGGGTCGGAACTCTTCGTCTCCCCCTTGTATCGGGTCGCACTCCGGCGGATATTCCCCGGATTGCAGTTTCTTAATCCTCTGCTCATCTTCTTTTTGATCGTTGAATTCGAATAATTTGATCAGTACGGGACATTTGAGGGAGGGCGTTTTACAGCGGAAGGCTTCCTGAATAATCCCGCTCTTGCGCTCCGACTCGTGCTCCTTGATCTCGACTTTGGCCTCCAGTTTTTCGACTTTGGCCGTCAGGCGGGTGATCTCCTCCTGAAGGAGAGCTACCAGTTTCGACGTTTCGTCGATCCGTCGTCCGTTCTTGCCGAGAATCCAACTTACCAGCGCAATGGCGATGGGTGCAATGACGTAGATTATCCAGGTTTCCATTCCTCACGTACAGTTAAGCGCTCTCTTCCTCTATTGGTTTCGGAATTTTAGTCTGTCGGCGTTCCCTGTTTGATCAGTACGACACCCGCCTTGTCGGCACGGATGCTCTTGCCCCCAGCACGCTGCAGGAAGGAGATGATGTCGCCGTAGTAGAGCGGGTTGCCCTGATCGTCAAACAAAATCGAATCACCCAGCGCACGCGACACGCAGTCCTCGTGCCATGCCAGACCGGCGGCGCAGTCCGTTGCGGCATTGGCCGCACTCCAAGGCTTCAGCGTGCCGTCCGTAGCGACTTTCGCCACCTTCGAACGTTTATAGAAGTCGAATCCCAGATACTTGCCGATCACACCGCGGGCAGGGTCGGCACATACCAGAAAGCCGTTGCGCTCGGCGTCCGTCATGGAGTTCAGCAACTGGTTGTACATCCGGGCGTCGAGCAGGATGCAGCGGCCCTCCTCCGGAATGTCCTGCTCGTCGAAAAGCGTCTGGAGCTCCTCGACCGTTTTCTTGGTCATCAGCTTGCGGTTACCCGTAGCTTCTTTGATATGTGCGGCAACGGCCTCGCCGAGTGTCTCGACCACCTTTACCCCTTCCGGTATCCAGTTGTAGATGATCGAATCGTAGATATCCTGCGCGAGCTTCCGACGCGACTGGCGCGTAACGCTCTCACGCTTGTTGTAGGAAAGCTCCACCTGGTCGGCATGGGGAATGCGTACCGGGTCCACCGTGAACTCGTCCATCTGATAGGTCAGATCGACGTCTTTGCGTTCGGTCACTTTGGCAGGAAAGGTGTCGCGGTTTTTCTCGACATTCGGAGCGGCCCCCGCGTTGGGAACGTGTACTGTTTTGTTGTTCACGAACTCGCTGTGATCGACCGAGCGGGATGCGAACGTGTTGTTGGCGAACAGTCCTTCGATGATGGACTTCACCCAGATTTCGACTTGTAATGCCATTATCTTCTAAAATGTTTTGATTTGACGTTCATTCTGCGTTATCCCCGGCTGATGTGCAGCGAAGCGGACATTTCCTTGTACTTCTTTTCGTACAGGTCGGGGTGGTTGGTTTTGATTTCGGCGAGCAACCCGGCCCGGTCCAGTTCGTCCCACGACATCGCAGCATATTTGCCCGCATCGCTGCCCTGAGTTCCGACCAGACTGGAAAGTTTGGTGCGGGCCGGTACGCTGCCGAAGATTTTGCGGGCGTTCTCCGGATTGGCCTTGTAGGTCTCGATGACGGCATCCTTGGCATCGGCGGCGATCTTACCCGTCTTGATGAGCTCGTCGGCGAACCTTGCCGCTTCGGCCGCAACGGTATCTTCCCGTTCTTTCTTGAAGCGTTCGATCTCGGCATCGGCCTTCTCTTTCGCAGTCTTGAGGTCGGCGATCTCCTTGTCCTTGGCGGCGACCGTCGCAACGATCGCCTCACTTACGGCAGCCTCATCCATCTGGCCGCTCTTGCTTCCGAGAGCTACGATGGCCTCGGCCGACAAATTGATTTTTTCCATCTTTTCGTGATTGTTGGTTTGGTATTCTGCATCGACCGCGGCAACGAGCTGCAGCGGATTCAAATTCATAAATTCGTTACGGGCCGAGGAGGTGATCTCGTCGCACAACCCCGTGGCCTGAGCTTCCTCAGCAGAGAACCATGTCTCCTCCCGCATCAGTTTCGCCATCGTCGTCTCGTCTTGGCCCCGGCGGGAAAGAATCTGCCGCAGCATATCGGTAAGCCGTGCCAGAGCTTTCTTTTGCTTGGGGCTCATCGTCTTTTCGTTCGCTCCGGAAAAATAGGGATCGTGGATCATCATTTTAGCGAAGTCCATCATGCACACCCGATCCGCAGCCACGGCAACCACGGCGGCCATCGATGCCGCAATGCCGTCGATATGTACGCAGACGGGGGTGTTCATGGAAAGGATGGCTGAAACGATACTCATGCCTTGAAAGACGTTACCGCCCGGAGAATTCATCCGGATATGGATTTGATCGAAATCGTCCCGGTCGAGCGATGCGAGCTCATGGGCGAAGTAGTCACCGTCCACCCTCGACCCGATGGTCCCGTAAAGTCGCATGGTGGCTTCCCGAGATGCTTCGTTTACGGAATCTATGTACGTCGTTTTTTCCATTTGCTCAAAAAAGCAGCGGCTTAACCTCGGTAGCAACTCACCGCTGCGCGATCTTATCGCTCGGAAGCCGACCGTTGCTACCCGGCACCCGGTTCCGTCCATCCAATAAACAAGGTATTGTTGCGGAAGGGGGATTCGAACCCCCGACCTTCAGATAATGAGTCTGACGAGCTGGCCTCTGCTCCATTCCGCTGTTCATGGTGCAAATATCGTCCGGCAATTCGGCAGCAACAAATTGAATGTAAATTCTTTACACTCTATTTTTATCAGGCGCGTGAATACCCCAATTTTGCGCTGTACAAACCGCCCGAAAGGGCCGAATAGAATCACTATGAATGTTTTCGACGGACGAGAGACAAGACCGTTTGCGGGCTTGGCCGAGCGAAGAAAACAAGGATTGAAAGTCAATGGCTAAAACGACTAAAAGGCAGAGAACGAAGCGAGAATTGGACGTTCTCCGGGATTATGCGTCCCGCTTGTTTCTCAGTGGCGAAACACAACGTATTATCGCTGCAAAAACAGGACTGACCGAAGCTACTGTCAGCAAGTGGGCCAAGGAGGAAGACTGGGATGCCCGGCGCAAAGAGCAGAACTCCTCGTCGGTTGCCTTGGTCAATTCGCTGATGCTGGCGGCCAAGAAAATATCCGAACTGATCATCACCAAGTTGAACAAAGGCGAAACGGACGATATCGACGGCATTACCAAACTGTCGGACAACATCGCCAAGGTCATGGCTTCGGCTAAACGTATCGCCAAGGGTATCACCAAAGACGAAGTCATCGACGTGATCATCGATCTGGAGCAATGGATGATGCAGCGGTCAGAGACCGACGAGGAACTGACGCCTGAACTGATCACGACCATAAACGGGTTACACAAAAAATATATCGAATACATTTCCGCGCAGGAGGCCTAACGAATGGTATCGATCAGTAGAAAATACAAAGAGGCGCAGGAGCGATGGATTCAGCATTGCCACGACATTGAACGTTCGACGGCCAAGATTCCGAAGGGAACGGAGCAGGAACGAAAGGCCCGCATTACACGGGCGCAAAAGGATTACAGGTACTTTGTGAGCACCTATTTTCCCCATCTTGCGACGACCGAGTGTGCAAATTTTCAGGTCGATGCCGCGGTCTATATGCGGGATCACGAAAATGCCCGCGGCCTGTTCGAATGGGCTCGAGGTCATGCCAAGTCCACACATATTTCGCTGTTACAACCATTATGGCTAAAGATTCAGCCCAATGCCCGGCCGTTGATTATGATTCTGGTTTCAAAGAATCAGGAAGCGGCCCGGCGTCTGCTGGGCGATCTGCAGGCGGAGTTGGAATCCAACGACCTCTACAACGCCGACTTCGGCAATCAACGGGGGACGGGAATATGGACGAACGGCGAGTTTACGACGGCCACAGGAGATCTGTTCATCGCGCTGGGACGCGGACAGTCTCCGCGCGGTATCAAAAAGCGCGGGCTGCGGCCCAATTATATCGCGGTGGATGACATCGACGACGACGAACTGGTGCGTAATCCCCGGCGTGTGGGCGAAGCGGTGGACTGGTTGCTGACAGCCCTGCTCGGAACGATGGCGATGGGGCGCGGTCGTCTGGCCGTAGTGGGAAACCGTATCGGTCGTACTTCGGTCATCAGCACTTTAGCGGATAACCCTCGTTTCCACCATACCGTAGTCAATGCACTCGACAAAAAGGGCCTTCCGTCTTGGCCACAAAATTATACTTCGCGGGAGATTGCCGAAATGCGCGGCATCATGGGAGAACGCCGTTTTCAGCGTGAATACATGAACAATCCGGTCAACGCAGGGACAACTTTCGAGGAGAAAAACATCCGTTTCGGCAAAATGTTGCACCTGCGGGAATACCGCGGCATTATTTGTTATACCGACCCTTCGTTCAAATCATCGGCGACGGCCGATTACAAGGCGACGATGCTAATCGGCCTTACCCCTAAAGGACAGTATCATCTACTGAAAGCCTACGCCGACCAGACGAAAGTTTCGACGATGGTTGAGTGGCATTACGAAATCCATGATTATGTCGGCGATAATCCGATACGTTACGAAATGGAGGCGGGATTCATGCAGGATCTGCTTCTCGACGAGTTCCGCAAGTACGGTGAGAAGGTCGGCTATCAGATACCCATCGTCGGAGACACGCGCAAGAAGCCGGATAAATTCGCCCGTATCGAAGCCCTGCAGCCATTGTTTGAACGCGGGGACATCATTTTCAACGAACTGGAGCGAGAGTCGCAGGGAATGCAGGTGCTCGTCGAACAGCTTCTCTGTTTCGAGAAAGGCAGCAAGATCAATGATGACGCCCCCGACGCGCTGGAAGGGGGAATATGGAAGTTGAGCAACTCTGTACGTAAGATTAACAACCGCTATGCGGTGGGCCATCGCGCCAGCCGCAAGTGGTAAAAATTATAGATTGATGTTTCTGACCCCAGAAGAACTGAAAAGCCACATGTACGCCCATATCGTCGGGGAGATCACCGAGGGCGACGAGCAGATCGTACTGCAGGCCATCGAAGCCGCCGTCGAAGAGGTGCGTTCCTACCTGCGGCCGCGGTATGACACGGACCGGATTTTCGCCGCAGAGGGCTCCGAGCGCAATGCGCTCGTCTTGGAAAATACGAAGATCGTAACCGTGTGGAATCTGATCAAATTGTCGAACGTCGAAACCATATACGAAATATGGAAGGAGCGTTACGACCGCGTCATCAAATATCTGGAGGGCGTAGCCGACGGTATCCGTACCCCGAACCTGCCGGTGCTGACCGACGAGAAGGGAGAGGTCAGAATCAAAATGCGCTGCGGTTCCAATCCCAAATTCAGACACTCGTTCTAATGGAAAAGATCGGATATAAAACAAAATCGGCGGCCGCTACGGAGGCCGCTGCCAAATCTACGGGGAAGTCCTCCCGCCGAAACGATGCGAGGATTATCCGTCGTGTCATCAAACGGCAGGAGTCCGTGACCCGTAAAGACATCGCAGACTGGAAACGCGCCCGCCTGCAGGCAACCAGTACCTATGAACCGAAACAGGTATTACTGCAGCGTCTGTTCGAAGAGGTGATGGACGATGCGCTGATGACCTCGCAGGTGTCGGTTCTTCGCATCGGCAAGAGTCAGGGCGCGGAATTCGTGCTGAAAAGGAATGACCGCCGAGATGACGAGCAGACGCAGAAACTCAAGGATTCGGGATTGTACGAGAACCTCGTCAAGCTGATTATCGAAGCCCAGTTCTTCAACCACTCGCTTATCGAATTCGACTACGACAAGGACGGGGTGGTCGTGGCCGATCTCGTACCGCGTGAGAACGTGTCACCCGAGGTCGGAAAATTCTACCCGGACACCGAAGGAACGCTAACGGAAGATTACCGTCTGTTACCGGAATTCGGTCGCTGGCTCATCGAAATATACCCGTGCAAGCGCAATCTCGGCCTGTTGAACAAGGCCGTGCCGTATGTCCTGATCAAGAAGTTCGCCCTATCGTGCTGGAGCGAGTTGTGCGAGATTTTCGGCATACCGCCCCGCGTCATGAAGACGAACACTACCGACGACGAGATGCTGGAGCGTGCCGAGACGATGATGCGCGAAATCGGATCGGCGGCCTACTTCATCATCGACACGACGGAGAATTTTGAATTTGCTCAGGGCGTATCCACAAATGGGGACGTTTATAAAAATCTCATATCGACCTGTGATCAGCAGCTCTCGCTGCTCAATCTGGCGGCCGTACTCGGACAAGACACCGTGAACGGCAACCGTTCGAAAGAGGAGAGCAGTACCAAGCTCATGGAGGCCGTCGTGAAGGCTGACAAGAGACTGATCGAGTCGTCTTTCAACCGAAAGATTCTCCCGGCATTGGCCGCTATCGGTTTTCTCAAACCGGGCCTGCGATTGGAGATCACCAAAGAGATAGACTTGGAAAAACTCTGGAAGATGGTTTACGAAGCATCCCAGTATTACGACATCGACCCGAAGTGGATTCGGGATGCGTTCGGTATCGCCGTTATAGGAAAAAAAGCATTGTCCCCCGTTCCGTCCGGCGGCAATGATGATGACGATAGCAACGGCAGAGAACGGCAAGAGGGGGAAGGCGAAGGAGACGACGAGGATGGACACGCTTTTTTCGTCCGCGCCCCGCAGGGCGGGGCATCCGATGGCGAATCCCTCACGCCGCGGGACGAGGCGCTGATCGGGCGCGTGGCAGCCGGAAAGTCTGACTACTGGGATGCGGAACTGTTCGAATACATTGCCTCCGATCTTTTAAATGCCGTTCGGACATCGTTCAAACACACTTCAGGAACGATAGAAGCAGAGGTCGAGTATAATATACCGGACGACGTATATACGGCAGCTCTCGAACAAAACTTGTTTCACTTCTCCGCAGCCAAAACACTCGCCGAGGTGCAGGAGTTGAACCAAGTATTCCGAGAGAGCAAAAGTTACGGAGAGTTTAAAGCTCGTGCAGCGGAGATCACCCGTACGTTCAACGACCGATGGCAACGCACAGAGTACCGCACGGCCGTACAGGTTGCCGAGTCATCGAGCACCTATCGCCGACTGCGCCGCAGAGCCGATATCTTCCCTTATTGGGTCTATCGCACCGTAGGCGACGACCGGGTGCGCCCATCCCATGCCGCGCTGGACGGATTGACTCTCCCGGCATCCGATCCGGCATGGCGGAAGATCTTCCCGCCGAACGACTGGAACGACCGTTGTCGGGTGGAGGGTATCATGGCCGACGAATTCGAAGGCGATTTGAAAGAGGAACAGGAAAAGGTACGGAAGTTCCTCTCCGGCCCCGAATGGAAGCGGGCGATGGCTCAAGGTTGGGGTGTGAATCGGGCCGAAACGGCCGAGATTTTCACGGCGAACCAAATGTATATCCGCAAATTCCCCGACCGGGCGGCCTCGCTCCTCGGTAAACTCCATTGCCAGCATTATGGGTTGCCTTCGTTCGGAAAGCGGCTGGCGGCCGCGACGCGGGAGTTCGTCCCTTTCACGGGCGATCCTGCGGAATGGTTCGCCCAAAACGGCCGTTTTACGGACTTTTCGGGCAAGACGATAGAACTCTCCGAACGGACCTTCAAAACCCACACAACGGGCAAATATACCGCGGCGCGCGTGCCTTTGCTCGATGTGATTGCCGAAGTTCTGCGACAGCCCGACGAGGTGTGGCTGAACAATTACGACGGTACGGCGTTCGATTGTTTGAACTATATACGCTTTTACCAAGGCAAAGCGATCGATGTCGTGTGCAAAATTGAGAACGGGAAAACGCTCGCCGTCCGGACGTGGTTCGAAATAACCATTCGGCCGACGACAAAAAGCGGCGGTAAGATCGCTTCGGAGAAGGACCCTCGGCTCGAGTATCGGCGGGGACTGCTGGTGAAAAAATAAGGGGAGCCTTTCAACGCTCCCCTTGTACCTCGCGGCCCGGTTCCTGATAGTCGCCCGTACTGTTTCAACGGGTTGATGTCTCGGTATTACCGAACCACTTCGGACTGACACGCTGCGCCGCCGTATAGTGCCCGGACTCGCCCGGCCCCCATCATCCGCGAAGGTTGGCCGGGATGATTCACCCCCGGCGTGCGTGCTTCAATTCAAATATACGATTTTTTTACAAACGGCCAATGATACCGAAGCAAATACTTGACGATGCGCGGATCGATATGCAGGACGTCGCCGACATCGCGGCCATGACCGGAGAGGCTTATTTCAAAGGGACTTTCCGTAAAAAAGGATTCGACGGGACCCCGTGGCCGCTGGCCAAGAAAGACAGGGCCGGGACCCGGCGGCACGGGTCGCTCATGGTAGATTCCGCAGCGTTGATGAACAGCGTCCGGACTGCCCGCGCAACGCCGAAGGAGGTCGTATGGACTGCGGGTAATGAAAAAGTACCCTATGCCGAGGTGCACAATACGGGCGGACGGGCCGGACGAGGCCGGGGATTTCAGATGCCCAAGCGTCAGTACATGGGCGACGCCGAGGACCTCCGGCGGAAGATCATCGCACGCCTCAAGGCGTACATGGAGAGCCGGATCAAATAGAAAAGGGAGCCCCGAGGGCTCCCTTCTTTCGTCGGTTCATTTCATCTCCAGACGAATGGACGACGGCGGCAGTTCGACGCTTTGGTTTTCCTGTACGCCGGGAACGGTATAGGCTGTTTGATAAAGAACCTTGTAACATTCACCTGTCCGAACTGAAGCGACCTTCTTGATCTGCGTGCGGAACAACGGGCCGAACGTTCCATCGGTGAACCGCTGGAGGGCTGAGTGAATTTTGTCGAGCAACTCGATGAGAAAATAGGCATCTGCCTTGTTAGGTGCTGCAGCTGACGAACTGACCAGCCGCAGATTGCCCGCCATGATCTCCACTGTTGCCCCATCGGCGATCTGGCCGCCTCCGCCGGTTTGGGTGAACGGGATCGTGTCGATATCGAGCAGCACACAGGGCCATTTGACCGGAGGCATGTCATAGTCGAACTGACCCCAATTTTTGTCGATGTAGGCCAATTCGGGGACCTGTTCGGTCAGTTGTTGCTGGACGGCCAGCAGGATCGTTTTAATGTTCGTTTCCATATTCAAAAAGTTTCAGTTGCCGATGGTTTTCAATCGGAGCGAGCTTCTCCAATTCGCTCGCGGGTGTTTTTAGGTAACTAAGCATCGTTCGGTAGCAGCATGGGTAAACGGGATTCACATACCGCTCCCAAACCTTGTAATAATTTTTTGCATTGTTGCCCGGTTCGTAGTGCTTTTCCACGATGTCGAGAACCAAACGAATGCGCCGGAGTGTATTTATGTGATGTTTATCCATTGATTTGGCAGGTTTTGTGATTATTTTTGTAGAGGCTTTCTTTAATCACTCGGCCCGCATTGTCTCACTCCGGCAGGCGGGTCGTTTATATTTATTGTCCCCGCATGGTCGATGCCGTTATGCCTCGGTCATACCCAGCGGAATATACCGCCATATCCCATTGTCATCTTTCCATTCCGCACGGATGTAGGTTTTCGAGAAATTCGGAATATAAGCCTCTTTGATAATGGCGATACCCTCGTTAAGTCGTTCGTTGTTCAGTTCCTCGGCCAGCTTGTCGAGCTGAAGAACCTTATTCGCTTTGAGGTTCCCGTCCTGATCGCGGGCTATCAACCGCACGATCTGATTGACCAGCGCTTTCGTCTCGTCGTCTTTGATCAGACCGATAACGGCATCCTTCACGATGGCGATGCCGTCCTCGACCGTATCGCGCCATCCGTCCACGACGCACCGTCCGATGGTGATGCGCTTGTCACCCGTCGAATTGGTGAACGTGTGGCTTTTCTGTCCGTCTTTCGTTCGTTTCAACACGTCGGCTTTCATTTCGAGTATCTGACGGAAGTTGTCGATTACCCGCTCCTTGACCGAACGGATGTCACCGCTCAACTCCCGGAGTATCGGTATCGCCTGTTCGACTTCCTCGTCTACCATCTGACTGTAAATTTCGCGATCCTTCTTGGCTCTGTCAGCTGCTGCTTTCCGTTCCTGTTCGGCTTTGAATGCCTCGTACCGTGCCGCTTCTTCGGCGGTCATTTGTACTGTTTTCACTTCGTTGTCGTTCATTGCTATTCATTATTAAGGTTATCGTAAATCGGGGATTCGTATCGCAATTCCATTCCGTCGGGACTTGTCATAAAGCGTCGGAACAATATCTCTCCGCGGTATCTGACCGTAGTAATTTTAACGGAATAGTTTTTGACCCGTTCTTTGTCGACCGTCAGTTGTTTCCGGTCGACGACCTCGCCGGGGAAAAGTTTTTCCAAAGCCAACCATGCGATTTTGTTTTCATGTGCGGCGACCTTCCTGTCTACAAACGGGCGAAGGTCCAATTGCTTAGGCGGTAGATTTTTCATGTGATTATCCGATTAGAAAAGTTTGTACTGTCTGATCCCGTCAATGTGTGCTTCTATGGTTTTTATCGCCGCAGAAGGCAATATGTCTTTTTTCGTCAGTAGCTCGCCGAGTGCCCAAAGCCGGGCGTTTTGCTCCGTGGAAAACTCTCCCCATTTTCGGCCGGGATTGTATCCGCTGCCCGTTCCGCCGATCATCCAATCCGTGGCTGCGACCCATACACCGTCCTGTTGGCCGGTCCGAATCTTCACATAGTCGTATCTGCAGGTATAAAGGGTTTCGGTACGACATGCCTCTGACCGTAGAACGGGGTAATCATACCACGGTTCCGGAAGATCGGCACGGTTGTCGATCCGCAGGTTCTCAAATGGATTCCTTTTCATTATTCATCATCAGTTAGGAAGGCCGTCGGACGGCATGAAGATAATCTGCGGCCGGGGCTGTTCGACCTGCCCGACCGATTGCACCGGCTGAGGGTTCAGCCCGCCGTTGCGCCGGATCGTGCGGAGCTTCACGGTCAGCGAGTCCAGTTCCTCCAAGGTCAGCATCCTGAATTCTTTCCCGGCAATCCGACGATCCCGGCAAAAGGCATTGATCCGCGTCCAGTCCGTCGTATCGATGCCGAGTTGCTGCATCAGATGGAGCACAATCGACCGTTTCTTTTTCCGGAGCTCGTTCTGCGGATCGGCCGTCGAATGATCCAAAGCGTTACACATAGTATCGTACTCGGCCGCGGTCATTTCCCGAAGGCTCGACGTCCTGCCTCCGGTATATTGCAGTACCAGACGTTCCTTCATCTCGTCGTCATGAACCGGCAGTCGGTTCAATAACTTGTAAAATCGCTTGTAGGTCATGGCAAAGTCGTTAGTTATTCGGTTAGATAATATTTCGCTGCACCTTCCTCCCAAATGGTGAAATACGCCTCGGCATCGTCGGCATAACGGCCCTGACAGTAAGCCCGGAATCCCTGCGTGTGAATTTTTACGCCGCAGTCGAAACGGATGTCGTCGGCCATCTTCCCCTTCGGTCTTCCTTTGTAGACCTGCGACACGAGGACGAACGATTTGCGGGGAAACCGGTCGAACAACTCTTTTTTCAGCCGGTCGAAACTCCGCACGTCGAGATATTGTACCGAATCGATGACGACGAAATTCGCGCTCTTGGGCCTTTTCAACCGGTCGATAAGGTCGCTAACATTCAATCCCGTCACGACCTTGAATTTTCCTGCAACCTCTTTCATCTGCAACCGTTTGATCCGCTTCTTGAACGAAAGGCCCATGCCTTCTTCCAGACTCACGTAATCGACCCGTCCGTAATCGCAAAGTTTTTTAGCCAGTAGCATTACAAATGTGCTTTTCCCGCTGGCCGAATCACCGGAGACAAACCAACGTTCGAACCGGGACGGACGACCGAAGGCAGCCTCCCATTCACCGTCCAGCGGAAGTTCCGGGATATTCAGGTTTTCGATCTCCGAGGGTGAATAGGCCCGCATGATTACGCCTCCTCTCCTTTGGTGATCAACGAATGGACCCGGCGCAGGCTTCCGCCGCTCTGACGGGCGATCTGCCGGAAGTCCGTGCCTTCCGGGGCGTTCGCTTGGGCGATCATCATAGCCTGCCCGAGCAGGAACTTCCGGCGTTCGTCGCCTTCGGGCGGTGTGATGCTGTTGTACTTGTCGCCGCAGCGGCTCCGGATCTCGGCAAAGCCGACCGTCTTGAACTCGATGCCACGCTCCAGCTTGGCCTTGAATCCGTCGGCTCCCATCAGATACCACGAACAGCAACCTTCCGTGCCGTTCCATGCCGCTTTGATCTCCAAAAACGCTTCATAGACCAGGTCGCCCACTTCGTCGAGGATGATTTGCGGGTGATCGAGCGTGCGCAGGTAAAACACCAGATCATCGTACACATCCGCGTAACGACTGACGGAGTTCAGCCCGAATTCGCGGGCGATGAAACGGAACAGCCGCTGCTTGGTCTTGACCTGCGAACAGTCCACATAAACGACGTTCTTGTGCGTCTTGGCATGGTATTGCGCGGCAACCGTTTTGCCGATATTCGGAATGTCGCAGAACATGCCCGAAAGACTCTTTACGCGGCACAGTTCCAATTGCGAGCTGATGTATTCGAAAGTGGGAGTCTTGACGATCTGCCACTCCGCACCGTCGTCGAGGTTCACGCCCAGTCGCCGGGCAATGGACATCCATTTCGCGTCGCTCAACTTCTGTTCGGTGTTGCCTTTCTTGATCTCGCTGTAAACCGAAGTCGAAATGCCCAGCGCGACGGCGTGTTTAGCGTCCGTGGCATAGTTCTGCCTGTTGCCGGATATGGCCAGCACGATGCGGGTTTTAATGTCGTTCGAAATCATATCTCAAAGTGTTTTATCGTCGTTCTAAAGTTCCTGTCTTGCCAATGCGGTATAGTCGATATCGAAGTTGAATTCGTCTGCTTCCTCCGGAGGTGGCGCCGGAACACTCTCGACGATCTCTGCCTCCTCATGGACGGGAACGCCGCCGGGCAGAACCCGTACTTTGCGGATTTTCTCCCGCTTCACCATAGCGTCGAATTGCGCGTTGTACTTCGCCTGTTCGGCATAGGCTTCAAGGTCCTTGTCCGTCTGTTCGGCCGTGGCTTCGTTGTAGGGCTCGATCCGGCGGCAGGTGGCGATATAAGAGCCGTTCTGGTAGATATACACTTCCGGAACATTACCTTCCTCATCGGGCAAATAATAGGCTTCGACAGCGTAGTCGTTCGGTGCGAGCCGCCCGATCAGTTCCGGCGAGGGCAGTGCGTAGTCTTCGTAATTGACCCGGCAATATTTGCTGCGCCGGATCGACGTGCGTGCCATTTCGCCGATGAAACGGTATAGCAGCGCTTTGTCTACGGGAGCGAGGTTCGGGTTTTGGTGACGGCAAAGTACCTCCCAGCGCGTCAGCCCCGGATAGAGTTTTTGATTGGGATGCAATGTGTTATTGTATTCATGGATTGCCCGAATGTCATCGGCCACGAGTTGCTCATAAGTATAGGTTGCCTCTTTGTAGGTGTTATTGAATTCATCGTATATTTTCTCTTCCTTCGGACGGTTGACCTCCAAACGGGCGTACCAGCGGCCTATGCTGACTTGTGAACGTTTTTCCACGCCATACTTCTTTACTCGATTGAAGTGCTCGGCACGTTTCTCTTGTGAGTTGCCGGGGTTACACCAACGCACGAAAGGAAACACGACACCAGCACGGATCAACCCATCGGCGAAATTGTTTACCAAGTGATGTTCGACTTCGACCTCGGCCGGGCAGCTCCAGCCTTGCCGGTCGATCAACCGGAACATATTGCGGACACAGTCGATGAATAGATCTGCAGTTTTGAGACGGTTGTAGGCGTAACCGACAACGCAACCGCTCGCAACGTCATAGGCGTAATAAGCCTTAACTCGGTTCCCGTCGATCATCTTGCGCGGCAGGTCACGGTCGTCGAGCGAGATCTTCGAAAATGCCCATATCGGGGCTTTACGCTTGTGGTGCGGACGGTAGCGGCTGTTGAAATCCCACGCGCTGTCGTGAAGTTTTGAACGCAAGACACGGTTTTTCGGATTATTTAGGTAATTGGCAACGGTCGCTTCGCTCAAAGCGATCGGCTCGCCGTCCTTGTCTGTGAACTCCTCCGGATCGAATAGCTCCCCTGTTTCCGGATCATAAACGTCCAGCTCGCCACAAACAAACGAGTTATATAGTTCTGCTACAGTTTTATTGAAAGGCCGTTCCGGCAGACTATCCAGTGAAAGGATTAACCGTTCGATTCTATAATTTACTTTGCGGGAGTTTTGGTTTTGAAACTTACCGGAAATAAGACAGGTATAACCTTCGCGCCGGAACTCGGCGACCTTCTTACGAAAGCGGAGAGTGCTTTCGGGTAGCGTGTGGCCGAACTCCCGCTTGAAATATGCGATTACTTCGGTCATGGAATCCCACTCGATCCGGCCGACCCGACGCAAAGCGTTGGCCGAGGCCATCAACCGCAACACCGCCCTGATCACGGAAGCGTTCACCGTATATTCGTTGACCTTCTCAACCGGCAAGGCCGAGCCGTTGTCGAAGCGGAAGGCCGAAAAGTAACTCCGTGCCTCGGTGTCGAGCGTGTAGTTCGCCCGAAGCCACTCCTGCAGAGGCAGCGTCGAAAGATTGGGGTAGAGTTCTTTTACTTTCTCTTTATATTTATTAGGAAGACTATCAACAACTACCAGTGCATAATTCCCTGCCCCTTTGCCGGGACGAGCGACTTGTATTTTGCGGCGATATACCATTTTATCGTAGCAAGCCCGGGACATCACTACGTTCAGTTCCTGAGCCGATATACAGAGCGTATTATTGTAATATTCCATGGTCGATCTGTCGTCGTTTACTGTGTTCCCGTGCCGGTATCGCTCCGAGGGTAACGCCTGCGCGTTCACGGGAGAATCGCTATATTTGTTTTTCCAATCACAAATATTTAGCGCTATGAATACCTCTGATGAATTGACAATGCATTTTTGGGCGATGAAGGCCAGCATTAAAGCGTTGAAACAAGCTCTAACACCAGAGCAACTTGACATCTACAATGCCTCAATAGAGGAATCTAAACGGAAGTTCGCTGAACTTCATCCAGACATTTCCCAAGAGTTTCAAGAACGCATTGATGCGCTTCTTCCTTGATACGGGTTTCTTCTTCTCTCAGAACTTCTCGTATGATCGATGCGAGAAGTTTTTTTATCCATTTGCGTATCATAACATTAATTTTTTGAAGTCGTTTTTGATAAAACCCCATATCTCGAAAGTAAGATGTGGCGAATCACCAGACGAGTGATCCGGGTCATACCGTAGCCTGTTTGCGGATTTTAGACTCGATAGGTTTAGCCTCCGACGTATAGGCCGGGTGCGAATTGCAGAGCCTGTTATAGATCATCTGCAGGGCATAAAGCATGTTTCCCCACGACGAAAGGGTCAGGCCGTCGAAACTGACGACCTGGCGGCCATCGATGTTGATGACTGTCTTGTTGCTCTCCATGTGGACGACCACTTCGATACGGCGACCGAACCATTGGTGCATATACCCGTTCTCGAATGTGGTATCCACATCCGGGATATAACCTTTCGGAGCAGTGATGCCCCGGTAGATCATTCCGCCCCGCTGGAGAGCTGCCTGCCGCAACATATTGTCACGGGAGCTGTTACCTGCGTACCGGAGTGCCCGGTTCAGTACGACCTGATGTACGTGAAATGTCTCTCGAAGTTCCCGAAGAACAGCAGGAGGCAACAAAATTTGTTTTTCCATAAGGTTTATAATTCGTTATTACCTATCTTTACTGCATTGTTTATCTAAAACAACGATACAAATATATACAATTTGTAGTGTATAAACAAATATTTTGTAGTTAATATTTACAGAACGTGGATAAATAGGGCGATTATGAACAAATCATCAATGGTTTTAGCTCTCGTCAATAAGTTTACAAAAGGGAATAAGGCACAATTTGCCAATATGTTGGGCGTGTCATCTCAAACTGTAAGCGCTTGGGTCGCCCGAAATACATTTGATGCTGAATTGATATATACAAAATGTAGCGGAGTGTCAGCGGACTGGCTCCTCACTGGGGAAGGGGAGATGATCAAGGAACAAGACCGTCAACTGGCGGAGCTCCGAGTGCAAGAGAAATTCCCACTCAAAACCGATAACCTCGTGCCTCTTCAGCGCATTCCTCTCTATAATTTGGAGGCGACGGCCGGGTTGGTCTCCTTGTTCGATGATGTCAATGCAAGAATTCCGATCAGCTATATTTCTCTTCCAGACTTACCTACTTGTGATGGGGCCGTCTATGTACGGGGGGATTCGATGTATCCTTTACTTAAAAGCGGCGATATTGTCCTTTACAAGCAGGTACGCGACATGCAGCACGGTATTTTTTGGGGGGAAATGTACCTGGTCTCTGCTAATGTCGACGGAGATGAATTCATAACGATCAAGTACGTCCACAAATCCGAACAGGAAAATTGCGTGAAGCTCGTCAGTCATAACCAACACCACGAGCCCAAGGACATTCCTATTTCGATGATCCGCGCTCTTGCACTGGTGAAAGCGAGTGTGCGCTACAATACCATACGATAGTCTCGCGTCTATCCCTCGCATACCCAGCAAAGGGGGGAGCGCACACACTCTAATCGGAGCAAAAGAGGTTAATGTGTTAAATATAAGCACATTAAACGAAAGTCAATCCGAGACGGACAGGGCAGTTTCCTACCTTCTATTCGCCGATTTTCGGGGTTTAACTCAAAATTCCGGGCATTTCCCTCTATTTTAGAGGGGGTCCAAAACCGGGTTTTGTCCGTCTTATCTTAAAATTTTGTCCGTCTTAGTTGTCCGTCTTTCTGTCCGTCTTATCCGGATATTACCCAATTTTCAGCATCTACTCAACTATACTCAAAGATGGGCAACCATGTCCGTTTCTACGCCATTTGACAGCTCTTAAAACAGCCTTTATAGCGCCATAAAAATACCTTTGACATACACGAGGCCGCGAATTCAAAGAAAAAGGGCGGAATCGCTTGGATTCTGCCCTCGACGTTATACCGACATTATAGCGGCGTCCGGTTCTCGCTCGAATTATTATACCGAAATTATATCAAATTATACGTTTCGTTTTGTGCGGCGCGTCTGGAGTCTGTCGCGCATCTGACTGTTGTACAATATAATACCGTCGTTTCCTATCGGTCCCTCTATATACGTTTCGTTATCCCCCTTATATTTTTCACAGTAAATGAACCTACATTCATTTTAAAATAATTATATAGGCCATATAAATAGTTCTGTATCAACAATACTAATAATTTCCATCAAAATCCTCCGATGAAACACAATCAACAGTTTATCGGAGGATTCTTAGAATTTAACGCGTTTTCTTACACATAATTCTCTTTTGAGAATTATGGACGATTCGTGCCACGTATAATAGACACCTTCTCCTATACGCTTCTTCCTCCTCATCCGGCCTCCGGCCGTCCCAGCGGAGGTCGGATGAGGAGTTGCCACTGCCTCCGCCGGATGAAACGGCTACAAGTTGTCCTCCTATTAAAGCATCTGCGATGGTGAAGATCCGTTCCCGGGCAGATGGCTCCGCCATCTGGTCAAGAAACTCCTGCATCAGAGCTGTCTGATTATCGTTGAGATCCGTTAGCCGCATATTCTCCTGTTGCAGCCGTTTAAGCTCCTGATAATCGACCAGTTCATTTCGCTGCACAGCCTGCACCTGCAGCTCGGCATCCTTCCGATACAACACTTCAATCTGGCGGACAATCTTCACGAATCGGCTGGCGATAGACCGGTTCTGCTCCTCAATCCATTTGTCAACACCGAATATCGTAGGTTTACCAGTGATTCTCGGCGGTTCGAAGTCTATCTGACGGTTGCGGAACGGTTGTGCAATCCGTCCAACACGCTCTATATCCCGTGTCATTCTGTCCAGCTCCTGCTCTTTCGCCTGAAGTTTAACGGTCTTGTCGTCCAGCTTCGTCTGGTACTCGGCAATAAGTTTCAGAAGATCGGCTTTCTGGGCGTCGTATTTGTCGAGTGTTATTCTTCCGGACGCCAGTTTCTCTTCAACATCATCGAGCAGCGATTTATAATTAAAAATCTGCGCTTCCATTCTCCGTATCATAGACTGAAGTCCTTTAACGGCTTTTTCAGCCTGTCTTGCATCGTGTGTAAGTTTACGAATATAGTCGCGTTTACTCAAATGGCTGACATGCCGCCACTCAATACTATCGCCGCGTTCCAGTCCGTATTTACTGCCGACCTCCTCGTAGAGCGAGGTATGCATCTCCCGAAGGATCCGGCCGTACTCATAACAGTTCTTCCCGAACTTCGCCGACCACATGACACATTTGCGTCCGCTTTTTGTACGTTGTCCAACCGGAACAATCAAGGCATGGATATGCGGACTGCTCTCGTCGAGATGAATCTGGAAGCCGATGATATTCTCCTGCCCGTATCGTCGGGCGCACCAGTCATAGACATCTTTTGCCCATTGTTCGATTTCCGGGCGCCGCTGAAGGTGGCTGTTATCCGCCCCCTTGTCATGATTGACGGCCTGGTCTCCGAATGCCATTTCGAGAGTGCGGTCGTGGTTACCGCCGAAGATGAATTTGGCACAACAGTTCGGCTGTATCTTGCTGTCGGCCTTGAACGGATGCCAACCCAGCTCCGTCAGCCTGTCCATAAGCCGTACCTCAAGCGACTTTTGCTGATAGCCTAACGGATGGATCTTCCCGTCGGGTCCGATCTCGAAATTCAATCTCATCCGGCTTTTGTCGTAATGGTTGGTCGGGTCCTGATTCTTTCGCTCGATCTTGTCATCATTCCAGTGTCGTTCATTTTCATTGGCCTCCGCCGTGCCGAATGACTTTCCGGCTTCGACGTGCATGGCCTGCTTTATATCTGTATTCATAATCGATGATCTTTTGATAAATGGTTCTTGTTTGAGCTTGCTCACCACAGGTCGGAGTCTGCCGAATCCCGACGGGACTTTCTTGCCGCCTGGCAAAAAGTCCTTATTGTGTTATGGACTTTCATTGTAAACTCCCAAAACCTTCCTCGGGTTATTCGATCAATTCCAGATCCAACTCGTCGATAAGCAGTTGCAGTGCTGGATTTCGCCTTATCATCTGCTGGAGTATCTGGCGTTGTGTCGGAACGGTCAGAAAGAAGTCCGCTATGTCCAGACCTTGGCTGCGCTGTTCGTCGGTGGCCAGGCGTTCCAGCATATCGGATACAACCACCCGTTTGCAGATGTCAGCCAGCAGGGCGGATTTCTCCCGCCATCTCTCCGTTGCCCCCAGATCGGGAATGAGAGTTACCTCCCTGTCCCGAAGAACGGACATTGCCTCCCGGTTGAAGCTGCCATTCTTCCCGCCCGTTGCCAGCCAGATGTAATCCGGCATGAAGTGGCACATGACGACGGCAGTCTTCTCGCTCTCGACCAACATCACCGGCGCCGAGGTAGTAGTGCGGTTCAGCAGGTGTTCGCCGAAAGGGCATTGCCGAAGATGGAAGTCCGGCAGATGCGACTCCGAATGAACCCAACTGACATACGCCCGTGGCTCCTTTATCCGATGCCCGGTAGCGGGATCGTACAGCATGATTTTCCCGGTCCGCACCTGTCCCTGTCGGTCCGTCTGCCAGAAGATGGTAGCGCCGCCCCATTTGGATGAGGTGCCGATGCGGTATAACCGGAACAGACGCTGAGTCTCCTCCTCGCCGAATGTCTGGCAGAGGTAGTGATACAAGGGGTTGATCTCATAGTGCGACAGGCTCCGCATGACCACATCGGCTGAGATAAAAGAAGGAACGGGATGGGGCGTTTCACGCTCGGCAGCCATTGGCAAGATGCGACGATCGGCTCTGCCGCCGTCCGGTTGAGACAGCACATCGGGATTGTCCCGGAAATACTCCCGAGGCGTATAATGATACCCGCAGGAGTTTTCGTGGTCGCATTTGCCCACCGTGTCCGGAAACCGGATGATGCTTTCTTCATCGACATAGCGGACGAAGCAACGGCTTCTACCGCAGTTGGGGCAACTGATCTTGCTCCCGTAACGGTATTTCTGGAGATGAAACCTGTACTCACTCATGGCCGCGCGGATTTTCGTCGTTTGCACACTGCACTTTTGCACTTTGATACCCGGCCCCGCCCGTTTCGCCGTCCAAAAGTGCAATAGTGCAAGGTGCAGCCGGTTTGCTCGGACAGAGTTTGCGATACGTTCCGTGGTCAATCTTCTCCAGTAGGGGATTCGGCTGGCAACACAACTGCTTCAAGGCATAATAGACAGAGCGTCTCGACAGCTCGACCCGCTTTCCCACGACGATCGCATCGCCTGCCGTGAAGGTATTGCCCAGCAGCGACAGCCACGCCTCTTTGGACTCGCCGATATTGTTTGCGACAATCAGCTCCTGAATCCTCCGATAGGTCTCCTCATAATAGCCGATCATCCGAATGGCCGCCTGCACAGATTCGAGGTCTACGCATTGCATACCGCCTCCGTCCGTCGCCCATTTCAACACCTGGAACACCAGCGAGAGCCGGGCGGCATTGCCGTTGAGTTTCATCTTGCGGCTCTCCACCTCCGCATCGTCTTCGATGGCGTTCACCTCCTCAATGATGCCGTTGTACCAGTTGTAGAAATACGCCTCCGCGTCGTCGGCCATATTCAGCACAACACCCGCCGGATAGGGGAGGTTCACTATCCTGTCCAGCACCTCCTGCCACTGTCCGACCAGATCCGGCCGGGCAATGGTACCGTCGTCGCGCTTCCAGCCCGAAATCCTCCGGTCTTTCGGATAGACGAACAGAAAGCGGTCGAGCAGTCCGTTTGCCATGTATTCGGCCCGGAAGATCTCCGGCAGCAGATTGGTCTGCACCGAACCGATAATGTTGATGCACGGATTCTTGATAAGGATCGGCCGGGCTTCCGACTTGCGGATCACCTTCAACGGCTGGCCGCTGTAGGCTGTCAGCAGGTCTTCGATGAGATTGTTCCGGTTGTTGTACCGTTTCACGGAGTTGAACAGAGCCCGAATCTCATCGACTACCAACGCAATGCCGCGCGGGTTGTGCTGGTGGATGCTCATCATCGCCTCGGGCGTGAAGTCCGAGATGACCGTCGTTACCAACTGCGGCTTCCGAAGCAGCGTACACTCCTCCGCCGCGCCGCCGCGCCGGTTCCCGGACGAGGCAAGCGCCTTTTCATAGGCGTTCCACTCCTCGTTGTACTTCTCGTACATCCGGTCGTCGTACTCGCGGATTGGTCTGTAAAGGAAACCAAGCGGCGGTGTCTTGCCGAGCCCCGGCCTGCCGACCAGCATCATGTAGATGGAGGGGCTGGTCTTCCATTCTCCCTTTATTCGGATCCGGTAGGAGTTCCCGATGGCCGTCGCCACCGCCGACAACAGGATGGAGGCCGTATATTCGACATTGAAGTTCTCGTAACGGGCCAGATTCAGAACGAGCTCCTGAATCCTCGCCGGAAAGACCTCCAGCGGCAAGCCAGTTTCGGGGATACGCTCCACCTCCGAGCGGAGCATATTGGTCAGTTGCAACCGGTCATACATGAGAACCTCCTTCCTGATCGGACAGCATGATGCCGGAGGCAAACGCCTCGTAGTGGAAACGACGCAGGAAGCGATCGACATCCGCCTGCGTGTACCAGTATTTGTCGCCTTCGCGCGAGTAGCCGAGATAGCCGTTGTCGCGCAGCTTTTTCAGATACTTCTCCTTGATGTGCAGTTTTTCCATCAAAGACTTGTTGTCATAGAGACAGTGCCCGCCTTCCTGTGCCGGAGGTGGCAGTTTCTCCTGTCTCTCTACTATGCTGAGGATCTTTTCAAGCAGTTCCCGGTCGCATAGTTTCTCTACATTCGTGTTCTTTGCCATATATATCTCAAATTATGGCCGAACCGTCCTGATGCACACTCAGACCTTCAGCCTGGTTATACGATATGGTACGATTGTGCACATCGCACCAGAATCACGGCACGAATGTATGAAATAGCTGAGGATTAATAAGTTATAACAAATTATCCAATATTATGACAGGTGTTATGGAAAGTTATGATTCTGTCACAACTTTGTGCGTAGCCGATTGATTACCAGCAATAAAAAAGAGAAAAATAAAATTGAAAAAATCGAAGATTGCCAGATGAAGCAAAACAAAATGCATAACAAGCCAGAAGCTAAGACTTGCCAAGAACGATGATAATACTCTTCGTTTTTTGTCACTTCTGAAAAAACTTGTCGATTTCTCCGGCATTGTTAGGAACGGGCATATCCCTCCTGTTCTGCCGGGACTGTCCGATACCGGTCTGTTCAAATAGTGCGTTAAGCTCGACATCGGGAAAGAGTCCGTTGCCGAATTCCCAAAAAGTCTTCTGTTCGTATTTGGAATATTCAGGATAATCGCCGCAATATATTCGACCACACATATAGGCAAGAAGAGCCTTTGTCCCTTTCCAGCTATAATGGGACCCGACCTCTTCAATATATCCAGCTTCTATTGCTTTCGCAAAGATTGTACGGGCAAGTGAAGTGTCAAGCCTTCCCGATAATACAACCCCTTTGGGGGAATCCGTACATTCAGAATGATTATCTATGGGTTGAACGGTTTGCTGGTTCTTTTCCTTAAGTTTGATGCGTAACTTTTCCGCTCCGTATGCAAATACACCCGATAAGACAAGGGCGGTGAAAATGCCTGTTATTACGACAGGATCAGGATGGTTGTTGTCCTTTACCGGATCAATTATCCCAAGACCTATAAGAAGCAAAGTCCCTATGAAAAAGACTATTGCAGCAGACCACATGATTATTCTATGGTATCGTTTGAATAGGATAGAAAGTAACAATACCAGAACAAATGCACACACCAGCAATAGGAATACCTGCGTAATAGTCATCTCAAATCAATTTAGGTGTAAAATTAATGAATGTTTTCAATAGCCATCTGCATTCATCAGACAATTTCGAGAGAAGCAAAATCCTCTTTCAGACGTGCCACTTCCGCCGACAGCGTTTCGGGCAGGAATTTGGCATAGACCTTTTCGGTGACATCCGTACTTCCATGACCGAGCAAACGGCTGACAACCGACATGGAAAGTCCCTTATTCAGTGCAAAGACCGCAAACGAATGCCGGGCCACATGCATTGAGAGGGTAAACGGAAGCCCTATCTGTTCTCCGACAACCGCCAGCGACTGATTGATACATTTCGTGGCATTGTTGCGGGCCTTGTAAAGCGCCTCCGCATCGTCGAGATCCAGATCATCCTTTACTAAGTTGAAGACATACCGGCATCCGGCACGTTTCTCCTGCCACCGATGTAGTATATGCAAGGCAGGTTCTGTAAGAGGAATTACATGGCGCTTGTTCGTCTTGATCATGATTTTTCTCAGTTCCTTCTTCTCAAAATTGACATGGCCCCACTGCAATGTCATCACATCGACAACACGGAGTCCACAGGCATGGAAGGCAAAGAAGAACATTTCCAAAAATTCCTTACGGCGCGGTTCTGTACAGGTACTGTAATATTCCAATAGCGCAGACATCTGTTCCTTTGAAAGGTACTTGCCATCAAACTCGTTGTCTTCGTCCGAAAGAGATATCTTAGAGGCGATACGCATATCCTGAATCCTCGCATTGACGGCATGGTCTATCATCTTCATTTCGGAAGCATAGGCACACGCCTTCAGAATCGGAGTCAAGGCATGGTTGATCGTTGCATCGCTGTTCTGTTTTATCTCACGCCGCCACCTGATGTATTCGTCAATCAGTTCAACCGATATTTCACCTAAATAGATACTGTCCGGCTTGTAGGTACCGTTCTTTGTTGCACGGAGAAAGATACGGAAGATATTCATTCCGCTCTTGCCGTTCTCATAGCGGCTGCGTCCGATCCTGTTCCGGGAATAGTCAGATTCAAGCCTTTCCAAAACAAACTCGATAAAATCCTTCCCTTTGTCCTCCCGCGTGAGCGGTTTATCGGCCAAAAAGTCGGCGATCACCTGTGCTGTAATCTGACTGGGATGTTTTTCCTGATATTCGGCCAGCAGTCCGTCGATCTTGTCCGCACGGGCAAGCAGCAGACTGTTGATCCGGTTGGCCTCCGGACCATAACTCGCCCTCACACCTCCGCGTCCCTTGTTGGCTTTTTCGTTCCAGTCGCCTAGCCGGACAAAGATGTTCATGCCCTTGCGTATCACCTGTCGGTTCCAGGTATATTCAAGCTGGACAAGATACTGTTTGGCTGGATCGATCTCACCCCGGATATGCAGGCGATAGCGTCCCAATGGATATAGTCGTTTCGGTCGTCCCAT